TGCGTACTGTGTGTAAACCCTTAAAGATGTTATTCTCTTCAAAGGTAGTGAGGATTTCGCCAGCAAACTTCTTCAGGAACAATGCGTTTACATCGCCCGCTGAATTAATCTGACCGACGCGTGATGGATCTGTATCTCCATTAGCCATGATTATTTATCTCCTTATATTTAGATTGTTGTTAGTGTTTAACTGACTTCTCGCGTCGAGTTCGTTCGAGGTTATCCTGCGCACAGGGCAACGACTTCTGTCTTCGTCTGATGTCAAAATTGTTATCTCCGTCCTCCTGGTGTGAAGTAAAAGCCTACGATCATAGGTAATACTACTGAGCATTCAAAGAGGCAGAGATGTCCTGTTGTAAGAACCAAATTGGTTTGCTCTGCTGGAAAACTGAAGAGTCCGAAAAGAATCTCCGTTCGTCCTTCTCCTGTGATGTTGGTAGAACTAAGGATTGGGACTGACGGATAAATTGCTGTGAGGCACGTGACGAATCCGATCGAACCCATTCCGATGAGTGCGAGCATCCGGCGTGTAGCCCTAGTGAAAGCACCGCCATCACCGCTATTAATACTTTCCTGAAACTTAACTGCAAATTCATTATTCCTAGCCTCCCTCGCCATTTCTAGTTCGTACTTCTGTTGACGATTATCAGACAGCATACCGAAGACTCCCTTCAGTACCGACCCCATAGCGGCACTACCACCGCCTGTGAGAAATAATGTCAACAACTCGAACATACTATTAAAAGTTAGATGCGGCTAAACGGCGATCTAATTCTGCGTGGTAAGCTTTATCTCCGTTCTTATACTTAGGATCTTGCATGAACCGACTGACTTCTTGCATCGAATTAAACGGCATAGTAGAACTACCTGTAGTACCGCCTGTAACGAGCTTAGGGCCTGTCGCTCCAACCTCAGATTTGTAACGAGCATATAAACCTTTTACTGCGAGCTTGGCTTGCTGAACCGTACCGTTGTTCACAACTTCGTTAAAAGCGCTGAACTCATCGTCATCAAGATTCTTGCCAGCCCAATCAGACATAGCGTCGTACTCGTCTCCAGCCGAACCTTTGATCTGATTGATCTCGACTTCTTCTAACGATTCTTGTCCCGCTTTAAAACGGTCAACGAGGTCACGGCTGATACCAGCTTTTTCCAAAGCTTCGTAAGTTTCGTCAGGGATTTCTCCGCCGTTTTCGTAATAGTGTTTACTAGCATCGCTAATAAGCTTTTGAGTTTCTGTAAATTCATTCTCCGATTGTTCAGGTTTTTCTTCCTGTTCCTGTTCTTCTACTTGTTGTTCTTCTTGTTCTGCCCCTGCTCCCATTTTCGATTCAAGTTCCCCGTAAGCTTTTGCGAGGTCTTCTGCTGACTCAAACTTCTCAGGTAACCATGTTGGGCGTTCTTGCTCTGCTTTAGGTTCTTCAACCTCCGCTGCTTGCTGTTGATCGGGTTCAATCTCTCCTTGTGTTGGTTCGTTTATTTCTACTTTTTGGTAATCAGCCATATCGTTTATCCTTCCTGTTGTTGTGTTGGTTGTTGCTGTTGTTGCGCCATTGCATTAATAGCTGGCCCCACCGCTGGAGCGCCTAGCTTTTGAGCCATCTCCATCATCTGAGCTTGTTGCATAGCTTGTTGGATTTCCTCTTCGGTCTTGATCAACCCTTCGGTCTCGATGCCAAGGGCGGTAGCACGACGCTTGAAGTAATCGCTAATGTTAACATACTCAGCCACAGCTTGTGGCCCGACGACTTGACCAGCTCCTGCCAAGAACATATCCAAACGATTAAGATCATTACCACGACCAAGAGCTTCAACGCCCGTTACGATCGTAGGTTTGACTATGTCCTTTGGTAGTTTAGGTAGTCTATCTTTGCGTCCCATACGCTCCATCAAACGCGATACTAGCGGAAGTTGGAACTCCTGAGATAATATTGAATAGAGACCGCCAAGTGCAGCTTCGAGTTCTTGTGACAGCATTCTGATTTCTTCAGCGGTAACTCTCTCTGCGTCTCGGACGACACTACTATTCAAAAGGAATGCGTGACTTAACCGGTCTTGGATCTGAGCCATAACGGTCTGAGCCACACGGAAGTCATTGAACTTATTAAGTTGAAGAACGGAAACATCCGCTTCAGTACCTTGGACAATACCGCCGTTTGGTGCTTCCGCTAATGTCCTCGCCCTGGTCGTACCGTTTGGATTAACCATGAACAGTACCTTGGCGGCAGCAGCGGAGCCTTCAACGATCGCCTTGGTCAACGACTCAAGCGACTTTAGATCGCCGATGTATTCTTCAACAAAACCACGACCGTAGTCTTCGCCATCAATACGTGTATAGCGTAAAGGTATCCAAGGTGACTTGTCGATAGAATACGATCCTTTCGACGATTCAATAACGATTCCTTTAACATCTTGTGACACATAGAACTTATCGCCCTCACGAACGATCGAAGTATATAGGTCACAGGTATTTTCCTTGGACTCTTTGTAAACTTCCTGACGAACTTCTTCAGGTAGCATCATCGGAGCTACGGTTTCTTTGACTGCGATATGAGTGACGTTACCCATCGCATCGCGTTTAACGACGTAGCGATCGGGTCTAAACACTCGCATTCCACCCTCGTCAGGTAGGTACAATAATGTATTACCTGTGATGAGTAGATTCTTTAACGCTTCAAAGGCTCCAACTCTAAATGCTTCTACCTCAACTTCTTGTGAAACGGCTCTTTCAACTTCGCTTAAAGCTTGCTCTAACTCAGTCCGTAACTGCTCGGCTTGCTCGCCACCCATCTCAGCCTTAGCCTTTTCAAGTTCATAACGATCTATGACCAGGCGAAAGAACGGAGCATTGGGCGGTAGCAACGCCATCAATAACTTAGAAGCAAGATTGTTTACACCCCTCGCTCCAATGCCTTGGAACGGAGTATAGTATTTGGTGTGTGGGCCATGACCTTCAGGCGGTAACACATAAGGAATCGTCAATTCAGACGACGTCCTAGCACGGTCAAGGAATGTCCACCGCGTATTCTCTAAGGAAGTGTAAAGGCTTTGAGCCGTTTCGTAGTGCATTATCTAGGCAGATTAACTCCTGAACCCTTCATGGCTCCACCAATCGAGGGGCGAGTAAGTTGGGCAGTACCACGCTTACGCTTGGTTTGAGTACCCGCTCTTTTACTAGCTTGAGCTGGTTGCACACGTTCCGCCGTAGCCACAGGGGGCGGTGGAGGAGGTGGAGGTGGAGGAGGGGGTGGAGGAGCTGAACCGCCGCACATAATTATACCTTTGTTGAGATTACTGTTGTATTTTGTTCGTCGTAAACATCTTGTAGAAACTCCACGACTTTCCGTTGCCCAACCTTAATCCATATCTCCCGCTCACTATCCTTTGGATCAGGGCAACGAGAAGGGAACCGAGAATCTAACATCTCGATCAAGGACTTACTAAGGTCGGGTAATTTTCTGTCAACAGAATTTTCCACTATATTAAATATTTAATGGTTCAAACGGTTTTGGTCGAGATAAATCTTCGTCTAAGTTTCCCGTAACCTGATGAATGAGATGGGAATACTTCCGTTTCTGTGCCGGTGTGAACTCGTCAGGCATCCATAAATATGTTAGTTCTTTCTTCTTTTTATTATACTGTCCCTTACGAATTAGGTACGCCATCCACGCATTCATCAACGCATCTTCCTCAGTCAGTCCCGCCTTTTCATACGCCTTCATAACGGTCGTCCACGTCGCTCCTTCGGTATCTAGCATCCGTTTAGCTCGTACTGTACCTACGCCTGGTACGCCTTTGAATCCGTCAACAGAGTCGCCAGCGATGGCTTGCATCAGGTGGTAAGCGTTGGCATCTACCTCGCCTATCTCGTGCATCTCATCTCGGTTGAAGTCATAGAACTTACACGGTACACCCTTGAAGTCTTTATCAATAGACACGATTATTCTTTCGTCGTTTATATCGGGACGCTCGGTAGCTAAGATCGCTAGTACATCATCAGCCTCAAGGTTAGGATACATTTCAAAACCGTATGTTTCGCCTATCCATTCCCGTATAGGAACTAGACCGATAGGTGCGAACTTGGATATACGATTAGCTTTGTAATCAGGGAACAGTTTACGACGGAAGTTATTACGATCGCTGATAGCGAGTATAAAATCGTCAGCCTTTGTCTTATTGATGAAGTAATCTAATCGTTCTTGTATCCATTGTTTAGCTACCGTAAGGTCGCTTTGAACTGACCATAATTCTTCAGCCCATTGGAAGTTTGTTTGTGCGATAAACGCAGATTGATAGGCGAGTACATCGCCGTCTATAAGTAATGTCGTTTTCATTTATAATATACGCTCCAATTGTGTTGGTATTTTTTGTATTTAGATGTGGTTGGGTTGCCAGGGTATAGCTTGATTGTGACAGCGGTAAGTACATCCCTTGGGATATGCCACCATTCTTTTAACGGGGCAATGTACGCAGCTACTATATCTACATCATTAGACATATGTTCTTTATTGGTTGTACCACAACCGGTATTAACTCGGTAGAAAGCTAACTCTTTATTCGATGTGCTTTTAACCTGTACCTTTAGATCACCGGCAGGACAATGAACGATGTAGTCCCACGGCATTGGCGTCGTTGGGGTGTGAGGTTCAAAGTCACGCTCTAAACATTCAGCTATAAATCTAGCTTCAGCGATCGCTCCTATGCGTTGTGTGTTTGAGCTTGGCATGATGGTATCTTGGTATTGTTTTCGCCAATCCCACGGTGTAGAAAGGTCTTGGGTATCATATAGTTGTGCGATTGTAGTGTAACTGTCATATTGTATCTCGTCCATATTAATGAGTCTCTGCCCAATTATTACCGATCTTGTACTCGCCATCCAACGGACAACGCATACCGAGATCCTCACCCGCTTTGACAATCGAACGAACGGCAAGCGCTCCAAAACGCTCGGCATAGTCAGGTAGTACCTCCGCTTGGAACTCGTCATGGATGTTCGCTACAAACGCGTAATGCTTGTTCTTTATCCAACCGTCGTTTCGTAAGTGGTTGTCTAATAAGATCAAAGCTTTCTTCATCACGACGGCTCCTGCCGATTGTAGTAATGTGTTCAACGCTGAATGCTCCGACCTGATCCGTAAGGAACGACCGTCTAAACCTGGTAGTCTACCGTACTTGATCACGCGCATATCTACTTGTTCCTTTAACTTAGCCAAAGCTGGTAACGATTGCAGAAATCTTTTCTGTAGCATCGCTCCTTCTCTCGCTGTACCACCGACCACATCGCCGATGAGAGCGGGGCCAGCACCATAAAGAAACGCGTAGATAAACGTCTTCGCTTGATTACGTGTTTCCAATCCCGCTTTCTGCTGGTTGTGTGAATGGATGTCTCCTTCCAATAGTACCTTTGCGTACTCACCACCATCGAAGTTAGCTAAGTAGTGGGCTAGCATTCGTAACTCAAGACCACTAGCGTCGCATCCTACTAGTTTATAACCGTCCCCTGCCTTGAATAACTCACGACATTCCTTACCGTATGGTGCGCTTACTGCTGGTACTTGAGCGATATTCGGAGAGGAGTGCGTGCATCGTCCTGTAACTGTACCACCGGTATTAACACGACCATGTATGCGACCGTGTATTACGGAGTTTAACCACGAGTTATCCCCGTCAATCAACATACCTAAACGCTTGGTAACCATGAGGTACTCGTTTAGTTTCTCAGCCGAAGGATGATCAATACTTTTAAGTACGGACTCATCAATCTTAGGTTTACCGTTAGGCGTGAATAACTTCGGTTCCCAACCTAGTTCCTTTAGACGATCAGCTATTTGATCTCTACTGCCTGGATTGAACGGGATCTCTTTTGACTTAGGCCCAAGCTTAATAGCTTGTTTAGCTAACGCCAACTTCATCTTCCGTTTGCGAAGCTCGTCAGTAATCCCGCCTTTGGTCTCCGCTATGATCTCGTCCCCATCGATCTCAAGCTTCCATCCCCGTGGTGTCTTCATCTCCTCGACCACAGGTGGAAACATCTTTTGTAGATCGTCAGTCAACTCAGCTCGTTTACTCGTTAAATCCATCGCTAACTTCTCAGCTTTAGCCTCGTCAAAAGCGAAGCCCCTGAACTCTTGCTCACGCATCAGTCTAGCGAAGTCATTCTCGATGTGTACCATCCTTCCGTCAGGGTCTGCTTCTCTCAGTTCTTGAGCGAGCCTACCTGTCAGTATCGTGTCTGCCTCGCAGTACAGCTTCATGTCTTCGTTGTATGAATCAAACGCTCCTTCCTGCTGACCATAGTCGAGCTTTGGAAAGTTCAAGCGTTCGCCCCAAGCTTTCAAGCTGTGTGACCCGATCAGTTCTACAGGGAAGTTATCCCTCGCACGATCGTCAGGTGCAATATCAGGAGCAATGACTCGACATAGAACCAATGTATCAAAGACTTTACCTTTAGGATTAAACTCCTTGGGGTACAGCTTCTTCAACGCTGGTATATCGAAGTTGATAATGTTGTGACCGACGATTACATCCGCCCTGTTCAACTCGTTAATACCGCGTATCAAACTATCGCCGTGGTAAGTAATGATCTTGTCACTCTCCAACTGATAGATAGATAAGCAATGAACTTCCTTTAGATCCGATAGTAAAGCGAAGTCTTCGATCCCGTTTGTCTCGATGTCGAAATATAATTT